TTTGGCTTTAGCCTTCTTAAAAGCTTCTGGGTCATCTTTGATACTGCCCTCTTCCATGGACTTTTTCTTCTTACCTTTCTTAATAACTCCACGACCCATGAGAACATCTTTCATGGTGACCTTACCATCACCGCTTAAATCAGGGAACTCTTTTTCATCTGCTCTTTTCTCACCTCTAAGCATCTTAAAGTCTTCGGAGTCAATCTTGTTATTCTTGTTTTTATCAAGCTTTTTCTGCTTACCCTTTAGAGCTTCGCTGATCTTGTTCTCAAGCACAGTGAGAAGAACTCTATCTTGTTTATGCTTAGATACAATCTGTTGAGCGCGTTGACTATTCTCTCTCATCGACTCCGAAAGCTCAGGGAATGCTCCTCTGGTGGAGGGGTCTGATACAAGGTCAAATGTGATAAGTTTGAAATCTTCATTGACAATCTTACCTTTAATGCCTTCAGTAACACTACCAACACCACGGCTGGATATGCCAATCTTCACACCGTCATTAAGCAGAGCTTCAACAATCTTTCCGTTAGGAGTTGAAAGAATCTCACACTCACCTATCACCGAACCATCCTTATCGACATTTAAGCCAGTAATAACGTGAGAGGCTTGAGAAAGGTGAATAGCATCATTAGCCGGGTGGTCGAGGGCGCCAACTAAAGAGCGGTCACCAATCTTTTCTTGGATAGCTTTAACTTGAGCTTCAAGAATCTTACGAGGGTAGATTCTGCCGTTGTTGTTTTGCTCATCGCATTGTTGGAATTTACCGCGCAGGCGAAGGCGGTTGTTACCCTCTGTACCCTCATTGATAACCTCCACCTTTTCTAAAACATTACACTCTACGAGTAACATAATTAATCCTATTTTTGTTTACGAGACCAGTATTTTTTGCTTTTAAATTTACCAGTCCTCTGCTTACCATGCCTAACTAATGTTCTAACGGCATATTTTTTAACATCTGCGAATTTAGAAGGAATAGACCCAGGAGAAAATCCTTTGGCTACGCGACCTCCTACCTCTTGCTCATCGTCCTTACCCCACTTTCGTTTAGTAATTACATACAAGCGATTTGAATTTTTTGTTGAGAAGATTTGACCAACGTATCCTTTTTTCAATGCATTGGTAATGGAGTCGTAAACTTTAACGCGAGACTTACTAGCTTTTGTGCTAGCGCCTTTCTTTCTCATTTTGGATCTACCCTCAGCAGATCCCTGAGCTTTAGTTGCTCTTGTTTCTTTAATTACGCCTACGAGGTCCATTCTTCTTTTTCTTTTTAGCTGCTAAATTAACACCAATCATGCCAGCGGAGGTCATCTCCTCTATAACATTCTTGGCCTCACTTAGAAGTTCTTTAAGGCTTTCAACTAAAGTTTCAAGTCTTTCTTTTAGGATGACTTCTTCGGTTATAGGCTCGAAAGCTGGCATCATCTTCTGTTTCTTTTCGGGATCAGAAGACTCATTTAAAGCTTCCGAAAATCCTAAAACCTGATTGACATAGGCATTAGGGACATGAACGTCCTTAATGCCGTCGTCTAAGATACGGTCGGTATTTGCAGTGACAGGACTGACAGGAGAAGATTCAGCTAGTATGCCCTCAGCGACCGCTAAAAGATCTTTGGTGCTAGCACTCATCTTTTAACCTCACTTCTTATCTTTCATGTGCTTCTTAAGCTGAGGCGGCATCTTACCCTTTTCAGGCTTGTCACCATTGTCGTCGTCGTCTTCTTTCTCGTCTTCCTTTTCTTCTTCCTCTTCTTCGTCCTCATCATCAGCCTCCGAAAGGTTTTCACCTTCCATTTCAAGGGCTTCATTGATGGTACCGAGGATGAAGTCAACGCACTCTTGCATGGCTTCCTCAGGGATCGGAGCGTCTAACTCGGACTCACAGAGTGGGCAAACATGCCCTTCAACGGACTCCTCAACGACCTCTTCAACGGCCTGAACCTCTTGAGACTCCGTTATTGCCTGAGACTCTTCGAGGTTGTTAGCAGCAAGGATCTTGCTGACGTAATCTTCATTAACATTAATGTAACGCATAAGTATTCTCCTGTATTTATATGTATCGTATCCGTGTAAATAAATCTTATAAAATTATGCTACAACCGAGGTTACACCCTCTCGATCAGTAACTTTCACTATAGTTTTGCTGTCATCTGGTATCACTTTAGACTTGCCATCACTATTCTTAGCCACATCCTCCAGTCTGATACCCTCCCTAAACCCATTGGCTATCTCTCTTAACAATTCCTTATTTTCAAAGAATAATTCCCCCACTCTATTTACAGGCATACGGCTATACACGTCATACCAAGTAAACGTAGTCTTTCCATAGGTAGTAATTAAATAGTCTATGACATCCTTGAGCATGAAAGATAAGCCCAATGAGGAAGGCGGCGAAGAACTTAGCCCATACCCTCCTCCGCTAACTGAAAAGAAGGTTTCGATGTAGTCCTCTTCAAGATATTCAAAGCCCACGTTTTGAAGGCTTTCCTCCTCTCCAATACCAACTCGGGTTTTATCATCCTCCAATTTTAAGTTATAAAATCTAAATGCAGGAGGAGTTCTAGCATCTACGGAAGAGTCGATCGCGGGAGCTACCTTTAGAGCCCTAACATGTGTAGAATCTTTTGAAATTAATTTAGATCTTGTGTTTAGAGGATTAAATTTACCACCCGCCACGGGAGTGACTACAAATCCAAAGGGGATATTCTTTACGAATCTAGCTCCAATAGATGAGAATGCCTTATCTTCAAATCCTACTAAATTAAAGTCATTTAAAGACGCTGTTAGGGATGATGTGTCCAGAATGTATCGATATATGGGATCACGATAATCAACACAAAGCATTGGAGTAGTGAATGCGTTATTGTTAACATGCCTTTCAATATCAGCACTAGCGGTCAGTAGCACATAATTGGCAGTATAATTTTCAACAAGAGAGTTAGTAGAATATTCTCCCGACACTGAACTGAGATCCAAGGCAAAGAACAATGGGGTAACTGCTGAAGCACCTAGATCGTCAGCAACAAATTCATGTTTATTGGGTAATGAGGATGCCGTGATTGTTATGCTGGACTCTATGCCCAACATATCCAATACCCTAGCTCTAACAGGCGCAGGTGCAAAATATGAATCATTTATTAGGCTATCTGTGTAAAGTGGCTTTACAGTCCCATCCGAGCCCTCAGCAGAAACATAGTAACCTCCACCGTCTCCTATATTAATTTTATCAGCGTAACCTATAACAGGCCTAGTAGTAGAGTCTTCAGGGTTGATTGCACTAATATCAAACCCTTCATTAGGAATTGATATAAAGTCAGTTGTGCCGTCAAGCTTGTCAACGCTAACTCTGATATTCATATCCTCGTTTAAAGGTCTAATCCTATTAACCTCAAAGTTGTCGCGAGGCTCCGGTTTATCATTTTTAAAAGTATTTAAATTGTTTATCAAATAACTTATTGCTAGCTCCTCAGCACGCTCTTTCTCTTTAGGAACTTCAATTAACTCAAACTTAGAGGATATTTGACCCTCTGCTGCTTGTATGTAAAAGTCTACGTCAAACTCATCAATAGTTCCTTCAAGTAAATGCTTTCTAATAATGCTAGCTAAGACACTGGTACCTACCACTTTTCCACCTACGAATCTTAGAAACTCAAAAGCATTTACCAAATCAGTGCTAAGGCTTCTAAGTATTTTATCGTCGGTCAGGTTTTGTAAAGTTACCTCATCCCAAGCTGCGCTAGTGTTTGAGATTTCCAAAACTCTAGACACCTCAACAGCTATTTCTTCTGCAAATAGTTTCCTATCGAAGGTATGACTAACAAAGACATCGGGGTTTAAAGGTTCAACGGAAAAGAAATTAAAGGTAGGGTCAAAAAGATTTGGGGTTATCTTGCCAAGAGAACTTCTTCTTTTATCTTCGTTGAGTCCCTCTCCCACTGTTAATGGATTTATAATCTTAGCATTAGCCTGAACTTGATTTTGAACAACAGAATTTTGTTCAGGTATCCTTATGAAGGGTGTTCTGTTCGGCTCAGGATCTGGCTGTACAATATCCGCGAATCTGTTAGGTATTCCTAAAGGACCTGCTGGAGTTGGGCCTGGGGGGTCGCCGGGTTCAGGCCTATTAACTCCACCTAAAGAATTAGTTGCGTCCATGCAAAACAACTCTATCGGTTGCTGACCTGTAGTAGTAACATTTGCTATGAAAGTACATCCACCCTGGTCACATGCAGCTTTTGTATCAAATTGACAAGGACCAGTAAAAACTGAAACTTCTGGAATCATAACAGGAGGAACTTTAAAGAAACCTCCTTGCCCAATAACTGGAGGAGAGAAAAAGCCAGGGTTAGATTGAGTTACCGTGATAGATGTTCCCACCTGCCCAGAATCTTCTGTTTTACAAGGCAAACATTCCTGCTTCTTAATTCTGTAAAATTCACCTGCGCGAGGCGATCCAGGTGGACAAAACTCTTTTTCAGTAACACAATTAAACTTATCTTTAGGACCCGTGGTGGGAGTCGCTACGCTAGGGCCAGTGGGCTGAACATCTCCAATTTCGTCTTCAACAAAACAGGGATATATCGGTCCATCAACACATTCGCCTCCACAGTTTGCATCAAAATAATTGCAACCTACTTCAATGTTTGGATTCTGACAGGGTTGGCATTCTTTTATTATTTGAGAAATTTGATTGCCCGCTGGGTGGTTCGATATTGTACCCTCGGGACAAGGTACACTTTGTACTTCTTTGCATTTAAATCTTTGAAATTCCCCTGAAGGACAAAGTTGATTTACACAAGGCTCCAGCCCAACATCGTCGCAGTTATCATTCAAATACTGGCACTCTGGCCTACCAGGAGGTGGCATGATAGTAGACCTCAGAGGATTTCCAGCTTCATCTAAACAAGGAATGCATGCCCTGAGGATAAACTCAGATAGCGGAGATCCAAGTCCAAATCCAGGTTCAGAACCAGCAGGGCAGTCCTCTCTAAGTATATCTTTACATTCAAATGTTGGCGGTGCAGGAGGTACCTGAGGATCAAATGGAGGTTCAAGAGTTCCAAAAGGATCAGTCTCACTGCCTACAAGAACCCCACCACCGCCACCAGCGTTGCCGCCACTTCCCCCTGGGTCTTGCCCAGGGCGTTTACCCTTACCACAGGGAAATAAAGTAATATCTCCTGCGACAACCATTTTAACTAGTTACAAATTACAGTGGGGTCGTTGAAACTCATCTTATTACCGGAAGGTCCAAAGGCATTACTTAGAGCGTCGGGACCAACACCTACAACTTCCCATTGAACGGAAGGGTAAAGAAGCGAAGCAGCCGCATTAAAATACTGAGGTTTAGCAAAGTTAGCTGCGGTTGGATCAACTCCGTTATTAGCTAATAGGTTAAAGTAAGCTTCTCTAATGCCAGAGGCTCTTGAAAAAGACTCACCGGCACTCTCAGCGGCATTAGTTACGAATGAGCCCCCCACTTTAAGCTGCATCTGTGGTTGAGCAAATCCAGCAAACTTCTCTGGATTGTCTCTGTCTGCCCACGGGAACAAGTCGTTTACTGAAGTGCCCGTTTGAGAGGTTCCCACGTTACTACCAGCCCATGCCACACAAATTACAAAGTAGTCCTTATGTTTTTGAACCCAAACATTGGAAGAATTTCTGAATCCAGATTCGTTCTCAGAAGATTTCTTACCCTCCGACAGTGGAGTGCAATTTAACAGATTAACCTTTACGTGATAATCTTTTACCCAAGGAGTATTCTCAAGATTTAGATTAATTCTTTTAGATACGAAATTAATTTGTGCATATCTAGAGTTTAAGGAAGCCAGGGTTAACTGGTTCATATCAGCCAGTTCAGGGGTGGGGTTGCCTTCTGCCACTATTGGGAAATCAGATTCAGGACCACCCCATTGATACATCGCAAACCTATTTGTGGATGCTGCTGCTATCTCAGCTACAGTGGTAACTGCTCCACCGCCCGGCTGACTTATCCAAGGAGGTAAGAATTTACCCAGGTTGTTAGCGGTGGTGTGTTCTACGAGCCATGGGGCTGCTATGTTAATGTGATCACATATTTTGTTCCCTGTAAACTGACCACGCTTATACCAATTAGCTTTATCCCAGTTTGGGAGGTAGGGAATGGACCCGTTAGGGTAGCCAAACTCACTCTCTATTAAATCAGCTAATTGATTTAAAGGCACAGTTAGGAGTCCACCTCCGGCATTAGCTTTAGCTAAACGCATCAATGCGCCCTCAGGACCGTAGAAACCTCCTAAAACATTCCCGGTAGCTATGGTTCTAGAGCCAGTATTGCTGCCTCCTCCTCCCCCACCAAGCGAGGTCGGAGGAGTTGTAGTGGTTGTGGTCGTGCCACCTGTAGTAACTGTTGTTGTTATGCTAGACTCTATGGTGGTTATCCTATCGCTAAGAGATTTAAATACTCTTTTATCAGCGGCATCAACATAAGCCTCAGTAACTACTGGATTTGCGATTGATACTTGAGGAGTAGCGGCAGCTATTCCCGCACGCTCATTGTATGTTAATTCTGTTGTCCTAAAGAAAGGTCTTATATCTATGATGTCTTCATTGGATATAATATTGGTTATCGGACCCCCTCCAGCAGCACTCCTAACTCTAATGTAAGCAACAGGGAATATTGACTGACCTATCAATGCAAGGGAGGTAGACTCCAAGTTTTCAGACAACACAGGAGCTAAATTCATCAAATCATCAGGGGAAGGGAAAGAGCCTCTGATTCTACCTCCAGAAACAGTAAACCCGTTATTACCGCTAATATCCCCAGGGTGACTTAGCATTACCGGAATACCATCTAAGCTTTGAAGATTAATTCTATCATCAGCTTCAGAGCCAGTAGTTCCTGCCTCTCTAGAAAGCCCTATGCCTGCTCCTTTAAGTATTCCCAGTGTGGGAGTAGTTATAGTTGTGGGATTGCCGTTAGCATCAAACTTAGAAATAGTAGTGGATTCCGCATCCACAGGCTTACTATACACAAACAGTAAGTCCAATCTCTGAGTGCAATTAAGATTTGTTCTTAAACCATCAGAGTCAATATAGTAAAAGTCGTTTTCATCAAAGTCTGGTACAGTAACCTCCAACTCCTCTGCTACATCAACAACGGAAGTTCTTACCGCACCTCTCCATCTCTTTATGAAGTCGGATTCAACTCTGCCTTGCTCCGAGCCCGATTGAGGATTATTTGGGTCGTTTGTAAAAACATTTCTTAAAAGAGTTAAATTACGAGTTAGGTTTGGAGAAGCAGATTCAAACAAGGCTCCAATAACATTAGGGTATAGAGGTCTTTCATTTGGATCAAAGTCAATGTCAAAAGCTCTGTAGTTGTTAGTAACAACATTCAGAAGATCTGGGCCTCCGTCAGTGCTCGTACCGTCTAGAGTGTCTATTGGGAAAACAAAAGCTCTCTCAGCTAAACCGTTCATATTTAAAGCGGCGCCGTTAATGCCCTGCTGAAAAATGTCTAAGACAGATGCCGCAACTGATCCATTAGCTGTATCAGTCTGGTAAGTGTTCATGACCGTAGGGTCGTCAAGCCCTCCTATTTGGGTAATAACCTGGAGTGGAGTTAGAGTATACGCATCATTAATTCTAGCAGTATATCTACCGGGCTTTACTCTAACTTTTCTGTCGCTCCCCGTAACAAAAGGTTTCAACTCCGAGAATCCAGACCTATCTATCTCTAGATTTAGATTATCGGAGTCGGTGATAATACCATCAATTTGATCTCTTAAAAACTTTTGCGATTCCTCTAACTGCTTAAGAGGAATATTATCAATCTCAAAGTAGTAAGGATCGTTCGCTTTAAAAACCCTAATAGGGTCTATAAACGTAAAAGGCGAATCGTAGTATCTAATTTTATCAGCCATTAGTTATTCTTCCTAAGATCAAAATTATTAACAGAGTTTAGACCCTTTGATTGGCCTGCATCATCCGAGTCTCCACCGAAACCCTTTATCGGGTAATATCCCTCAACTACTTTTGCTAAAGTGGATTTACCAACCATGTTGTGTTTAGCATTGGCAAAAGTATTTAAAGCAGAATCATCTAAGAAAGCTTTAGTGGTTGTTGGGTTTACCATCATTGAGCTAACTTCATAGAAACCTATGGAAACAGTTTCAGCCCCGTCTCTTTTAAGCAACGAAGTGTATTGGGCGCTTGGCTCAAAGTCTTGACCAGAAACCGCGCTAAGATTGCCTAAGAAGGGATATCCCTGAGAGAATAACTGATAAGCCACACCGCTCAAGTTGCTGGTAGTGTAACCTGGAACGGTGCCCACCAAGAATTTGGATGCAGGATCCACTGAGAAAAAGAGTCTGAATGGTCCTATGTTTTCAGCGTCAGTCTTACCAAAGGGGAACTCAGTGCTGTCTGGCCTTGCTCCATAGTAATCTAATATCGACAAAGAGCTAGTGTCTGGCAACGTGGTTGGTGCGCCTGATATAATAGCCCCAGTATCGTAGTTACCCCAAACGCCAGAGGGTCCAAAGTAATGAGACGAGGTGTCTCTCGGGTGGTTACCGCTTACAGATAGATACGAAGCCTCAAGAGTTGAGTCACCAGCTATATTCCAAATGAAAAGTCTGGTACAGTTGGGTCCACCTAGAGGGTTAGATCCATCGATGTCATAGGCATAACCAGAGCTATGATATCCTTCATACCTAGCTGGGAAGTGTACATTATGAGCGTTGACTGTACTATTACCTAAAGCTCGTACACACATACCTCCGGTGGTGATTGTGTCGGCGTTGTTAGCCGCAGGTTTGAGGAATCTAAATCCTGCGGCTCCTGTATCAGTTTGAAAATTGTAGAGAGAATTGTTGTTAACAGGGGTATTCGCTATCACCGTACCAGTAACTGCATCACCATTGGGGTAAAATTCAATAAACCCGGCGCTGGTGTAAGTTTTCAAATCTGAATCCTCGAAATCATAAGAAGCATCAACGGTGCTCGCATAAGCGCCATTCCAGTAGCTTTGATAGTCTCCTAAGTTCTCCATTAAAATGTTGGAATTATTATCAGCAACTAGACAAGCTCGGGTGGAGTGTAACTCTACCATTGTATGGTTATCATTTTCCTCCAAAAGGAAAGAGGACACAAGCAAGTCACCCTTCTCATTTTGATGAGGAGTTATTCTAATATTAGAGTTATCTTCAGCATACGCATCAACACCAAACTGAGCTATGACCGTGGGACCTTGAATGTTTAGGGTTGAGTTCTTATTAGCGTATAACCCTGCCATGTTAATTTGCTTGGTCCTAGTGTCGGGGCCAAAGATAGTGTTGGCAATACCTGTAATGCCTGAAGCATTACCGGACCCTCTAATTGTAACTTTTGAGTTATCAGTAGCTCTTATAACTCTGCCAAAAGTTGCAGCGGGCGTCGTAGGTTGAACTTGCTCCACAGCATAGACATGCACAAGATCCAAATCAGATCCATTGATGGCTTCAATAGTGGGCTTTAACTGAGAGGTGTCACTGTCCTGAACTCCGTGAGTACCACTTAGAGATATCGCATTGTAAAGCTCAGGCATAGAGCTAGTCATAAGAGGCATTATCCTGGAGTTATTACTCTTTATGCCTTGTCCGTTAAAAATTAAAGACAATTGACCTTGCTGATACTCCTTAATTAAACTATCATTTCCTATGACTCCCCCATACAAATCTTTATTGTAAAGGAACTTAGATAGATTTAAATTAAGGCCTGTGGACTGGCTAAACCTAATTGCACACTTATCAATGTTTAACTCTGAATTTGAAGAATCAATTCCGAAATAGTTACCATCCACTAAAAGCTTACCTGAATAATCTAGAACACTGTTCTCCATCTTTATACCGGCTTCAGTGTTAAGTTCACAGAACAAGCTTCCTGTGTCAGCTTCCTTGCCATCAGTAGTCTGCCCAGCTTGAGTGAAGTCATTTTGAGCAGTTCCTCCGGTCATCTTGGAATTTACTAAATGAATACCAATGTCGTTCCGCGAGAAGCAGGACAACTCTTCTCCCACGGGATTCGCCACGATCCCAGAAGCATTTGAATTTGCCTTTATAGTGGCGTTATAAGGTGCGTCATAAGCATCTTTATTGAATTGCAGAGATCTCTCATAAGCAGAATCAAAGTCAATAGTAGAGTTTAAAGCATAAATACCAGCACCATAAACATCTTGAATACCATACGCTTTTTGTTTTACTGAGAAATCTTGGCCTTGCCTAGTTGAGGCAACTTCTTGGTAATTCCTATACGCCACCATGCCTCTAAGAATAGTAACCTCTGAGTTGTCAGCATAAAGGCCAGCCTCGTTGCATCTAGCAATAGCGCATCTTTCTAGATTGACCGTAGAGTTCTTTACTTCTATACCTCTATCTGTTGCATGTTGACCGTCAACATTAAGATTTCTAAGGAATATGGGTCCTCTGCAATTATTGACCTTAACGTAATCTAGTTTGTTAAAATAGCATATACCCACAGCAGCATCTCTACGATTATTGGTTACAGCGGTGTTACCCCATTTAATCTCAGTGCCGTCAACCTCATTGATAGTGCTGGCGTCAAATGCACTGGGAACAAGATCAAAAGCATCAAATCTAATATTAACGGAGCTAAACCCATCCTCAGTGTAGCCCGCTCTGGTAAAGGGATCAGCGGTGCTGCTCAAAGACGCTGTCATTCTAACATTACGAGAACCGTTAATCCTTCGAGTATACACATAAGGATTGGTAAACCTTTCATCCGTAAATCCACTGGCTTGAGTTCCTGAAGAGATAAATATCTCATTACCTGACTCATCCTTAGTAAATAACCTGGATCTCCACGCGTCTGTAGCTAAAGAAGGCACTCCGCTTGCATTTCCGTCTGCGCCAATGGCAAGCGTTATGTTGACGGAGTCTCCCTTGGGTGTGTATCCTGAGGCTAAACCATAGTCGTTACCCTCACTAAAGAGCAGAGAGCCTTTATGAGTTCCACTGGCGTCATACCCTCCTTGGTAAGAACTGTTTCTATTGATTATCTCTAAAGAACCACTCGGCCCGAAAGATTTATTAGAAAGATCTAAACCCCCTAAATTGCCAAAGCTAGCTATCTCTATTAGTATAGGGTAGTTAATAACTTCAGGCAGAGCAGCGACGCAGGAGCTTAAAGTTGTAAAGTATAAAGGCTTACATGCGTCTGTAGCATCCGCTGACACAATAAATGAAAATCCAGTTAAAGCTGACGTGGGATGCCCAAGTTTTTCCCACAGAAGATGAGTTCTTTCATCCAAATCATGTAGGGGTAAATTGTCTTGCTCAAAATTATAGAAAGAACTAGCATCATGCTTAGTGACCTTATCGGTCCAGCAGACTAATAGTTCGTTAGAACCACCTGATACATATACGTCGCTTGGGTTAAACATTTTATCCGAATGATATTGTCCATCTAAACACTATAGCAAAATTGTTTGTTTTCCTAATATTACTAAAGTATCTGTAGGCTGCGAGAACTGAAGTCTCAGTAGCGTTTGCTTTTGGATTTTTTATAAACAATCCAATTTCATTTAAAGATGCCTCAGAGCCGTCTCTGGATAGGTTGTTACAAGAGTTTTCGTCAATAAATATAGTATACCTAACGGTCCTATCGTCTACGCGAGTGACCTTTGTAAATGGTATTCTTGCAAAAATATTTGTAGTGGTGATGGCGGTGTCGTTCTGCCATCTATGCCCGGAGACGGTTTCTAAACCGCTGTCTCCCGCCCCTGTATACTCAGCAGCAGATGATAAGGCTCCCGATACATCCGTGGTTGAACTAACCTGAAGTATGGGATCTCCACTAACTCCCAGCTTAAACCTATCTATTTGATAATCCGTGATAACCTCAGAACCCGCTTTGCCATAAAGGTGACTAAGAGCCCAGCCAAATCCAGAGGTTATAACATTGTCTTCGTCGTAGAGTAGTTCCTCTTCTCCGTTAACAACCTTATGAATTGTAAGGTGACCCTTCATATTAACTTGTTCTACGAATGAATTAAACATATTATTTGAAGTTGAATTTTATAATAAATACAGGACCACCAAAGTCAAAAGCACTTCCTGAATCAGCTAGGACAGACATGCCCGAATTAGAGGAATGGTCGTTGTGAGTCATTAAGTTGTCCCAAAAGCTAACTTTAGAGACTAGCTTATACTTTCTTAGATTATCTAGGTTATCCCAACTAAAAGGCGGTGTTAATCCTTGCTTAAGAGTTTCCTTTATATCCAAGCACCACACACCTAGATGCTGAAATCCGCCGAACATAGCTATACTGGCAGCATCTCCATCCTTTAAACGGACGGCTAGATTGGTAATCGCTCCTGAGGGCTGGTCTAAGGTGGTGCTAAATATCAATGCTCCGCCTGAGAAGGCACTGCCTCTGGTGGCGGTTCCAGCCGCACTTAAGGCTTCACCTATCCCTGAAATTTCATTTACATGTAGGAAACCATCTTTATCCATTATTGCGTCAGAGTTAAAGACTCCGCTTAACTGACCAGATGTTGCTAGCTTCAAAGATCCATCTGTTCTTATGTCAGAAACGCTAGAGGATAAATCTCCCGAAAGTATAAAGTAATCAAAGTTTTGATAGCCGCTAGGAGGGAATCCACCCACTACGTTCCACGAAGAGCTAAGAGATGATGCCGTAGCTACATTTAGGTAATGACCTACATCAGGGATGGCACTAGGGAAGGCTGAAGCTGTGGTGGGCTCAGTAGATGCTAATTCTAATCTTTGATGATTAGGTGCGGGGTAAAGAGGGACAGAATTATAACTGGCTGAAAATTCAAGGTAAGTTGAACTTATGTCGTAAGAAGATGCGAATGTTGAATTGTCAGTGAAGTTTCTCACTACAACCAAATTATTGTTAAACCCGCTTACATTATCGCCTTCAGTATCAAGCTGTTGGTTTATAACAGTATGAGCATGACGAGTGTAACCCTCAGCATCCTTACCAAAAGTGACCGCATGAAAAGTATAGTTTGAAGCATCGAGAATAGCACTGGCCGAAGCTATACCAGCGAATGAAGGATTCGCGGTAAGGATGTCAGTTAGTAGTTCTCCGAAACCTTGAGTATACATTATGATGGTATAGTTATTTTCTCTATTATATTGGTATTACTTGTAAGAGTAGGTCCAAACAATGTTTTCAGATATCTATAATCTATTCGCGAGCCTCCCTCTGCCCCCATTATAGTCTCAGTTATAGTCTTGTTTCGGCTAGCGTTACCCACAGCAGCATTCTTACCAGATATGTCATTAAAGAATTTGAATACGTCTAGTATGTCTTGCTTAGTTAACTCAATCCTAAGCTCTAAGCATTTTCTCTTAAGGTAACTAAGCTTACAAAGGACGTTGTTGAACTTTCCTGTTACAAAGTATTCGGAAAGTTTCTTCATAGTCTTGTTTTCAATCTTCACAGTATCCAACACCATGTAAGTTTCAGATTGAGATTGCGGTGCTATCAAAACTTCGACTACATATTGCTGATCTTTTCTGTGAAGTTGATTATAACTCTTTTGATAATCTCTGGGTAAGTGCAGTTCTCTGTTGAAAGTATTAAAATCAAAGTTAAAAGTTTGGAAATCATCCTCTTTCAAGCCTGCGAGGGGGGATGGACTTACGGTGGAGGATCTCTCGGGAGGAAACACTAGCTGGTCAGAGCAGTTTGCTTGCGGCTGTCTGTCTTTTGTCGGGTGTGTGAACTGGTGTGAGAACTCACTAAGCAATTCACTTCTGCTTACAGATTCGCTATGCTGAACCCAGTGACCGTTGGGTGTAAAGGACCACATCTTTCCGTCCTCAGGCTTTGTGTGCAGCCATACGTGAGTGCTTCTACCTCCAAATATGTTTCTGTTATCGTTTGAAACTAGGGAGTTAAATGCTAGAGAATACTCATGATCAGGCATCAAGAAATTGTTAGAAATGGGGTATTCAGAAGTTGCACCATACTTAGAAATATCAAACCTAACGCGAGCGCCTGAATCTGAGTCTGATCTAGATATTACGAATGTCCTATCGTATAGGAATGAATCCAAATTAAATTGCTTTTCAGACTTTGGAACTCTTACTACGGAGAAGGAGCTATCGTCTCTGGTGCCAGAAGTTAGGACAAGCTCTACTCCATCTAAAATACCAGAACAAACTCTTTCTCTCTTTTTATCTAGGAGCATGCTACTTGTATCACTAGCGGCAAATGAGTTTACACCCGTAAAGGAATCAGTCAACGCGCTTAATACTATGGGGTCAGTAAAGTCTTGAGTGACAGCACTGAAACTTAATATTTTGGAGAAATCATGATTATATAGTAAAGGTCCAAAAGTGTGAGAGAAGATGTTTGCACCATCTAAATCTCTAACAGCAGGTGTAAGTGCGTGTTGACCATAGTGCTTTGTATAAATATCGAAAAGTCTATGAATGTCCCTACCAAACTCAAAAGTATAATAATTATCTACAGACTCAGGAAAAGTGAAAGGAAGGCTACTAAGTTGACTCTCAAGGGAGCTTACCAAAATGGTATAAGAAGTTTCTAGTAACCCTCTAACTCTTTCAATTTCAGAATTAATAAAGTTTGTTTCACCGGGGCTACCTGCGTGGAAAGGTAGTAGAGAAATTAAAAGTTCTAAATACCCTTCTAACTCTTGGGGTTCAAGTTCAGGAATCCACAAGCCCGCTGCTGCTATATCAGGCGTAGCAACAATTTCCAGAGATGAGAATACAATCGAGGCAGAAGCTTCAATAAATTTGGATTGTTCACTTAGTTTGTGTATAATCCTGTAAATTGGAGGTAGTTGATTCCTATTAACAGTTCTATCATCATTAGCTATTATTGAACTCGGAATACCTCTACAATTTTGAGCATCACTTACATTAAACCCAAAGTAGCTGTTGTTTGAATTAAAGCCCTCACATTGAGCCCACACACCAGAAACCTGCACATGATTTTCGATAGGGGCGTAGGATATAGAGCTAGGAACTAAACCCAGAGGAATACCGCTGAAACTGCCGTCCATGGTCATTGTAACAGGCATGTTAAAGCCAGTCCTGTCATAGTAACCATTAAAAGCCATCAACTTTTCAGTGGATCTTCTCCTAGCTGAGTTTCTAGGCAAATTGCCAGTAGCCGTGGAGGATCTTATTCTGTTAGACACACTTGTACTGGTTGCTGCTCTAGTTAAGGGCTGCGCTCCAGTATTAACATCTCTTTTATAAGCATTGAAGTTCAGCCCAGACGCGAAGATGTTCTTACCAGCACCAACTTCAATATCCACGCTATCTATCGTAACTATGGGCAAGCAGTCGTCTTCTAAATCAAACGGATCAACCGCAGGTACTTCCAAGGTTATTATTGGAATGGAGTGAGCAGGTGCTCTATCGAAGACAGTCTTACCGATAAAGTCTATAGCGTCACCAGTGTTAGAAACTCCTAATCCCGTTTCTTCAAAGTTAAACTCAGATGCTGAGAAAGATATTCTAAAGTGAGAGGATTTACCGCACCAGAGGTCAGCGTAACTAAATCTATTATTATTTAACGGATCTGCAATTAAGTCATTAAAATTAGGAGGAGCAGCATAATCTTGTTTGAACATCAACCAAGACCCTAACTTTACTTCAGTATCTTCTGTTATGGCGGTAGATGTTATGTAAGAGCTAACGCTCTGTGCGAAATCGGGTGTGCAACCGTAGCAACCTAACCTACTGGCTATAAACTCTATTTGCCTGCTTCCTATCTCACAGTTGATGTAATAAGGAAACTCTTCAAAGGGAGGTATTGGAAAGTCTCTGCCTCTATACGAGAAGACAGGATTTGCCTCATCTAAAAATTTCTTCAATGGGATCTGATCAGGGAACTCTTCAATTATCTCCAAGATAATGTTATCAACAGCCATTCGGATGTTATCGTCTAAGCTGGATGTGGAGTAGCCTTCAACATTTAGCTGAGTGGCTAAGTCAGGTGTCCAGGTTTCAAAATTCTTGAAATATTCAGAGTTTGTGGCTAATGCGTAGTAAATTAGATATGGAACATAGGATTCCCATAGCTCTATGACCCTATTCTCTACAGGACTTTGACCTTTTGGAAATATTGTGTTTACGGTACTTTGAATCGACTTTTTAGTTCCTACACTTTTGTAGATACTTACAGCGTTTCGCAACTGAAGCCGCCACTTTATTGGATCCTTACCAAACAAGTCCCAACCTATTAGCTGTGCTATTAAGGGTAGAAGCTCATCAGGACATTCGTCTATGTCATACAAAGTTGACAAGTCGTCTGCGCTGCTATCTGTATCGTAGGCAAAGAAAGATAAAGCTCTGATTAGCCTCGCAAAAGGACCATTTTCTATTTTAAGAGTTGTTTTTATTGAGTTGTCAGAGAATGTTTGAAATTTATCTCTGACTCTAAAATCAGATGCGTCTGATTGAAGAGGCGAGTAAATAATATCATTCCAAGTATTAAGTTTATCTAGTTGCTGAGTACCGCTCAGATCTGACCGTTCCCCACTGGCGAACAATGAGGATGGGTATAAAGCACCGGAAGAATTTTTCCAAAGATATTCGCTCAGTCCTTTAATTCCATCATTTGTCCTAAAAGGATCTCCCTCAAATAAACTACTAACAATGACCTCTTTAACATAAGATGAGGGGTTGTAGTCAGGCCCAGAGGTGTTCAAAAAATATAACCAAGATAGTTTTTCTATCAAATAGTTATGAATAGCTGATGAATCTCCTATGCTGGAGAACGTAGTAGTGTTTGGGCTGTTAAGAGTTGTTTTGGGTATGAGTTCAGTATCAATAAACGATTCAAGATTCGCTACAGAACTGAAGTCTTTAAATTTTTTGTTGAAATAAAATAAAACGTCATCTTCAAAGCTTTGAGTTGTAACTTTAGTTAGGTTATTTTGTTTTACGAAATACTGAGATACTCCGTCAAAGCTGCTTAAACTACTATAAACTGAGCCTTCTACAGCACTAACATCCAATACTGATGAAAAGTCGTTAGCAACATCTATATGAGAGTTTATGATTAAATCTACTGGGTCTTCAGCCTTTTTAGTAGTAGCAATATCATCATCATACAGGAATGCGGGAAGGATAAACTTTAGTGCCTCAAAGTAATCCCTCTTAAAGAAGTTTTTATTTCTTAAATAGGTTTTGCCCGACATTACAGATAATCTGCCCTTATGGTGAGGTTATTGAGTTGTATTATCTCGTTGAACCCAACTCTTATTGGATTATCAACATTAGATACTTCTGCAAATCTGATGTTCTTCTCAGCATCTAAAAGAACTCTGATTAAATCTTGAGGTACAAAGGGCTCTTGAAAGTCAGTATTATCAATATTCATGTAGTTCGTAATTACCCTTTGAGCGGATTGCAATATCCTGGCTTCATCCCTTCTAAAGTTATTATCTATTGTTAGGGTTACAACAAGGTCCAACGTCCTAATCAAACCATCAACTACAACAACCTCATCAGTTATCATCTTCTTAGGCTCAATAGCCTCAAGTAATTGTCTTTTATATTCTTGAGTTGCTTTTCTTAACTGATTGTCAGAGGCTCTCTCCAAAACAAATAAATCAATAATGTTAGCAGATGAGAACCCTCTCCTAACGGTAGCGGTGGCTTTTCCTGTGGACCCGTAATTGGAGTTAAAAGAATTTATAAACCCCTTGAAGTCATTTAGAGTGACCAATCGATCTTGTGATCTGAAAACTAGAGGAGCATATCTTCTAGCCTGCTCGACAGATTCAGCCTCCCTGCCTCCTGTCCCAAGGCTAGTGTTCTCTACCGTCCCTATTAGGTCTGCGTTCGTCGATAAATCATTAGATGAATCTAGCCTTATTTGAGCGTTAATGACTCCATTTCCTATATTACCACGGGTGCCGCCGCCTACCCGGTATGTAATCACATAGCTATCGCCGACTGCGGGGGATTTACCAACTGCATTATCTCCAAACAGAATTGAAGCTCTAAAGTTCTCATCGGTGGCTACCTGAAAAATCTTGTCATCAGGACCTGAGGCAAAATAAATGTTATCTTCCTCGGAGTAAACTCCTTCTGTTAAAGGATTTCCGCTTAAAAAGACCTGAGCACTTTTCTCTACATATGGGAACTCGGAAAGATTAACTGTTTTGATAGCATCGGCAGTTCCAAATGTACCTTCTTCAACAACAAAAGCTCCCTCTAAAAGAACTAAGTCTTCAATGAGCACATTACTTCCTGCTGCGGTTACATCAAAGACTAAGTCCTGAGTGGCATCCGAAAGGTTTACTGTTCCGTCACTATTGACTTTGTACAAAGTATATGTCAGAGAGTTACCATCTTCAGGAGAAGAAATGGTAACAACTCTATTGGACGCTTTAATTGTAGCCTTGTTAGGAGAAGCAATACTACCCACCGAGTAAGTTATTTTAGCATTGGCAGCCGCAGATATCGGCCCTTTCATCCTAACACCTATTAGTTCTAATAGGCGTTTGACACTATCTCTACTCTTAGCGGTTCCTATAAAGTTCTCATTAGCCAAGTAATCAGATTTGTTTGACTGTATATGGCCCACAGCAGCCATCATTTCAAGTAACAGGACTCCAAAGTCTGAGGCCTCAAAATTATTGTAATCTAAGGGGAATGTAGCTTTTACATAGTCTACCAAATTCTGCCTAAGAGTATCAAAGTCAGAAGCACTATAATCAATAAGTTTTTGCTTATTGTCTAATTCAGAGGGAATAAGCTTCAAAAAGTCTGATTGTGTTGTTCCTGAGAAAACTGCCATTATACTGTGACCCCTATGTTAAAAGCGGTGGATACCGAATCCCTAACACTGCAAAATAAATTAACCTTAAGCTGGCTGGTTTCAGTATCAAAAACTTGTAGCTTTTGAACGCTAACTGTTTTAAGGTATTTACGCACAGCTAAAGTAACCTCCTCTCTTATTATAGCAAAAAGGCTTTCGTCTAAGGGCTCCATGATAAACCTACGAAGACTACACCCATAGTCGGGTCTCATAAATCTCTCACCGCGTTCGGTCCTGATTAAGGAGTTCAGGTTACTTTTAATCAAATTTAGATTGGAATTTTTACTAAAGTATCCGTTCTCAGGATTGGTGCTTATAGGGTAGTTTAGACCAGTAAGCTTTGGAGTTTTGAGTGTAACCGGGTCGAGCGCCTGTCGCGGGCTAACTGTTCCATGCTTTCGTACTATGGTTGAAGTTGGCATCGAATTAACTTAGATCAATGTTTTTAAAGAACTTTTCAGTTGCTCTGTAGTTATTTAGCACTTCCGCGTCATCTAAGGCTTTTGAGTAGATTCTCGTACACCCTACATATCCTCGAAGTCCACTAACTTTCCCGCCGAAGGATCCTCCCATGAAGTTTCCAGATGAGTTGCCATCAGTGTAACCTCCTCCAATTATCCAGGGGGTAAAGAACGTATCAAGAGCAGGCCCTTCCTTAAGATCAGAAATTGAATCCTCATCAATTCTAGACTTTGAATATTCAAAAGAATTATCTAAGAATATCGACGGCGCCCTGTATACTTCACCCTCTCTGGTTGTTCCAAAAACTTCTGAATATTGCTCAGTTTTAAGCAAAACACCATCTAAATAAATCTTTACAGAATTTTTAGCAGGGTTTAAAGTTAGAGAAAGCTGACAGAATTCGTCTTTACAACTGGATAGTGAAACTCCATTGATGACCGAGCTAACAGGAATTACGAGCCCTCTAAGCGAATCCTTATCACAATCGTCCCCTCGATTAGCTATAAACCCAACGGTAGAAGATGAATTAGACTGCGTAGGTGCTAGAACTAATGACAAGTCGCTCATTGGATTGTCGTTAGGGTTGTTACTAGCTGCCTCATTGAGTGTGAAGCGACGATCTCTAGTAAAACCGTAAACCACACCTCTGACTATGTTAACTCCACCATCCTTATCAAGGTTTTCAAGATCGGCTTGAGGTTGAACAATTGTATTGATTCCCGTGTTTTCATTAGCTAATATTAGTCTGTACAATGCTGACGTATCCGCACTGCCGACCTGATAGCCAGACAGATCAGTTAAGGCTGGGACATTAATCCAAGTCTCAAAGGTAGAGCCCAGTTCGTTGTAGAATATATCTTGTGCTCCTGAGACTTCTGGAAGTTTAACATAACTACCGACAGCCGAGAGAACCGAATTATCTGCTGTGTCCAGCTTGCAAATGCCGTCGAGTTTTGCTATACCTAACCCCTTGTCAAAGACAGAAGAAGTTGAGCCCACTATTTGACCGTTTGCTTTTTCCTGATGAACACTACTATTTCTTAAATCAAAGAATTGCTTGCCGTCTTTAGGATTACTAAAGTCTGCTGTCAGATAGTTGTAAAGTATCTCTAGATTGTCCTCAACAATTCTAGTATTGATTTGTAGACTAGGTCCTGCCGAAGTGGAGGATACGTTGTTGATGACCTCGCCCTTTGCAATATTTGCTAAATAAATATGCTCCAGCACTAACGGATCAGAAGTGCTTATCTTTTCGGTAAACTTAACTTCTAATGGTAGAACAACCCCAGTTACATCATCTTGATCAAGAACAATATCTCTCTGAGCGTCTATATCTACTAAAAAGTTAGCTCCTGCCAGATAAGAGAAGTCGTTAACGGGAATTTCTCCAGGATTGAAGAGAGGTGCATTGGGGACAAAATTGGGAATCTTAACAGCTAATTCAATCTGTTTTTTCCTTTTATTTATCTTATCTTGGAAGGATGAAGTTTGAGACAATAAAACTTGTCTAGCATTATCAATAACAGCTTGCGATGCTCCAGCGGCTATTAAATCCGCTAGCTCACCGGACACATCAAAAACTTTCCTATCCTTTTGACCCTCTAAGTTTAGAAGTAACTCGTCACCTTGGTAATAGCTCTGAATACCTACAGAGTTATCAATAATATTAGGATCTAAAATATTGTCAAAGTAAAACCTTAGATCTTTAACGGTTGTTGGTCTACCTCGTCCACCAAGGCTAGGATCAAACTCTAATCTCCATAGATTGCCATTAGGAGCAGCAGAAGTGCCTTGTAGGCTATCTTCTCTCTGAGACAACTCTAACAGTGCGGGTTCAATTCCACTGGTCTGAGAATCATAGTAAAGGCCGTCTACAGATAATACAAACTTACCGCTTCTGGACTTTGGAGGTCCATTGTCGAGTCTGAATACTGACTCTGTAGTCACAAGTTCTTCGTCGGGCTCTAAAGAAGGATCAAGAGATCGCTGTAGGAGTATATTATCTATGACAGCTATCTGCCTATCTGCATCATCTATAAATGCTTGAGCTTGCTCGGCTTGCTGAAAATAAACTCCAAACTGAGAGTTTATCATGTCATCAAACGCTTGCGGATCTTTCTCTGCAAGCTCTTCTCTTCTCTCAGAAGCACTACCATTTGTAAAGTCTAAGAATTGCTTGTATTTATCCAAACATTCAACTGCTGCCTCATACCTTGCTTTAAGCTCGTTTGCCGCCGCAATTGCAGCTTGAGCAAAGCCTATGAACGTGCCTATTACCCCTGTTATCCCCCCTATTACATCTAACCCCATTCTGGAAAAATCTGAGAAGTAGCCAAAGAAACCATCTCTGTTTGGGAATAGAGAAATTCCTAGTAAATCTCTAATGTATGAATTAATCCTCCTGACTATACCGTCAGCTATGGCTCGACCCACAGCTAGACTATGGCGCATTGCTAATAGGATGGGGCTTGGTACGAGATTCAAAACCTCATTAGCCATGTTTAGCATGCAAGAGGGAACTCCCAAAGAAGTGCCTATATTGGCACTACCTCCAGACTGTAGAAAACTTTTTGCGTCAAATCCCATTATGTAGCTCCTGGGCCGGTAAATCCATCAGCGTAGTCATTTGGAAGTGGTGGCACCATTAAAGGAGGTGTCGGATTAGAGGTAGCTGGGGAAACAGGAGCAGGCGCTCCCACGGGAATAACTACAGATATATCACCACCAGTTGGATTCATGGTTGCTAGTGGAATATTGTTTATTATGTGAGAGGCTCCGTCGTATTTAACAGCCCCATTAGATCCCAACGAAAGAACGGCTCCTGCCGCTACTGTAGTAGCTCCATTGCTATTGATGCCGACAGTTCCTTGAGAATTGATAAATGTGCCTCCGGTGCTGTTTAGGGTTGTTAGAGCCTGAGAATTTAAGTTAAGAGCAGCAGAGTTTAGATTTATCGCAACACCTGCATTTAAGTTTATAGTTCCTAGTGACTCTAGGCTGATGTTAGTTGGAGTGAACATCTTTATCTCACCTGTTAGCGTATCTATGGTAATTTTACCTGTGTTAGTAACTATATGTATCTTGCTAGTTGGACCTAGGGCTGCTAAAGTAACGTCCCTAAACCTACTCTTAATTCTCACGTTGCCGAACCAAGGAGGAATAGCGTATACTCCAAATGAGTTATTCTCTATATTGACATCACCGCCCCCTGTAACCCTAAGATTCATATCTCCAGCTAAACACTTGTATTCTTGAGAGCCCTGAGTCTCAATAAACAAGCTGCGGGAGCCATAGGCGTCATTTGGTTCAGCGCCATTCAAAACTATTGAGTCACCATCTGAGTTTTTTATTTGAACTCCGAGAGGAGACAGGCAAACTTCATGACCATCTTCAGATTTTAAGACAACATTGTTGGTAATTTTATCGGGAGTCTTCTCTCTTTGAATATACATGCCTGCCCCAGCACCGTTGGTAAAGTGCTGAGTCGTAGGTTTACCCTTTGCGCTGTAGGTGGGGAGATCATTTTGAGGAAAAACATTAAACTTATCGTCCTCTTCGTCTGCGTTAATATCTTTTCTAGCTACGATAGTTGAGTGATAGTAAAACTCTTCCTCATCATCCTCCGGGAACTCATTATGGACAGCTAGAATTTGATCTCCTTTATCAGGAATGCCTAAAAAGCCACCGGCATTAACTTTAAAGAAAGGAGAGGTGTAGGTTACTGTGAAAGCGTCAGGACCCACCTTCGGGAAAATGGCAAGAAATTTACCCTCTTCTGTGGTGTCAGCATTCGATACTACTTGTCCTTTTATAATATTCATTACTTATTATAGCTTAGAGCGCATTTCTAGGGAATGTTTGGATTAAGATCATTATTCTCTATCAGTTTATTTAATAGCTGTTTGTTGGAGAGTTGATCTGGATCGGATCTCTTATTGTATGTTTTAATGACAGACATTACTGACGGAGGAATTTTTTGAGTCTCACCAGTCATATCTGCCTCAGTGGTATTTGCGGGGAATTTTCTAACCATTTTGAACTCTGAAAAAGCGTCTGAGTTTGACATGTAATGTCTAACCTGTGTAATATTATACTTGCCATTAAACACCGAGTAATTAGACTTGTTAGATAACACAGAACCTATTATATTATTTTGAAGTCCAAACAGGAAAGAGGATCTACCTAGCATCGGACCATTATTGAAGAATGGTAGAGTTTTAATGTCTACCTGAGTAGTATGTCTGTTTAAATCTTCTAAGATATCCGTGTAAGCCCTGTGGCGATTACCCAGGTCAACATTTACTCTTGGTCCTGGAGCAGGTAAATCGTCGTCTAGAACAAAGAACTCTATAACTGTAGCAAAGTCTACTACATTTATTTTGCTCAACGCCTCTTCGCCTCCTTCCTTGCCTCCAGCTTTATCGTAAACTAATGTTTGAAACTCAGCATCCTGACCTAACAAAGCAGCTACCTGTCGCTGTATTTTACCCCTACCAACACCCTTTGATATTCCTTTGTCTTTAACATACTCAAGCACTGCATCCAAAAGAACGTCGTTGTTAGTTAGATACTGACTAAACTTAGCGTTTGCTGCTGCTGTCCTCACGGCTGATTCAGGAGTTAAAGAGTTTAATATAGATAAGTATTTTTTATTTTGATATTTGACACTAAGTACATTTGCATTCTTTACATTATGCATGAATACAAATTCATCATCGGTTAAAGTTTCTCTAAACTTATCACTAAAGGGTCCAAAGTCTATGGTCTCGCCAAACGAAGAAGTTCTTCTTTTCAGACTGTAAAACTCTTGCTTAAAATCCTCACCATATCTTTTCCAATTCTCAGATATATCCTTATTGCTGTAGGAGAAAGTCTTACCAAGTTTTGCCACATCAACTTGCTCCTCTCTACTAGGTGATAAAAGTTTTCTAGTTATTTCTTTTGAGCCAAAAACAACAATCGGAGATTCTCTGTTGACTATCAACCCCGCATCCTTTAACAACCCTAAAATCTTAGTATCGGTTTCTTCAAATAACGAAAAAGAGGAGGTCTTATCAAGATGTGGTCTTAATCCTCTTGCAAAGTCATATAAAGGATCAAAAGCAGGCTCAGAAGCCAACTCAAAAGCTTTATTCTCCCAAAGTTTACGCATTGATATCTTAGCTTTCTTAGTTTCTAATTCGGGTTCGTCCGTCTCCTGAGTGTAATCAGTGTTGCTCCTAATCGCGGGAGCCTTGGTTGAACCTCTAATTAAGCCATCGCTAGTGCTGCCTGCTTTGGTTTCAATTTCTGTGTCTGAGGGTAATGTTTTAGAGAGATCTTTAAGGTTGCTGACTGCGTTTTTAATTCTGTTTGCTTGAATCGCTACGTCTGACTTTCTTTTAGCAGCGATTTTCTCAGTCATGGTTTTAGCTTTCTCTTCTTCAGGGGTCGGTGGAGCCTTGAACACTTTAATGATGTCGGGGTCCTTAATAATAAATTCACCTCGCTCGCCCGTCATTGCTTGTTGCATCCTGAAACTAGTTTCATCAAGTTCATCATAAAGTTCTCTAAGAGATCGTCTCTTTCTAGATGGAATATCTTCGTATATCCCCGCACCCTCTATTGCCTGAACATAACTTTCAAAGATAGTTAGACCGTCTGCCCTCTCAAGCCCTGCAACGTCTTTGAACTCTCGGGCTAATTCATGGTTTGCAAAATTCCAAAAGTTTTCTAGTAGCTTCTGATGCTCAGGGGGAAGTTCTACTTTGCCTGATGTCGGGCGTCTAAACCCAAAGGGTATTGTGGACTTACTGGTTAAAAAAGATGGTAGATTTTCACTGGTTTTTAGGAAGAACACGTCATCTGTAGCAAAACCGTGGTGAACTTCGTAAGATTTACGTTCCTCCCAAAACCACTGCCCTGTAACTTGTGAAACTGGCGTAGCTTTAGCCCCAAAAATCCTACTGCCACCAACTTGAACACCAGAACCTGCTACCTTTTTCCTGATGTTTTCTCTTATTGCGTTTACCTTTGCAGCGCCGGTTAATTCCTCTTTTTTAACATCTTTTACAAGTCTATTTTGATCTTCTTTTTCTGCCTCTTCTCTAGGATTATTTTTACTACCTTTAGACTTTTTTGGTTTCTTAACAGAAGTTTCAAATTTCTTTACTTCCCTCAGCGTGGGAGTTATACTAATCCCCATCTTTTTTAGATTTGCAGAGTGATCCATTACCACCTTTCTATCGTAGTTGTTAAGACGAATGGGAGACTTCTTTCCGTTCTTAGGGTCATCAGAAGCAGAATTAGCATCTAAATCAGTATCAAAAAGAATTAAGATGTTACCTAAAGGCACAGAGGGGAACAATTCTCTAAGATACTTCTGCAATAACTTTCTAACAGAAAAGTCCCAACCCTCCGAACAAAACTTACCAGAGGTAACTCTAAACTCATGTTCTGCTTCTATTTTTATTCTTCCGTACTTTTTATTTTTGGCATCAAAACTAGATTCTAATGGAGTGTATGTTCCGTCATTTACATAATTATTAGTGAAGCACCTAACAGATTCGGAATTTGCCGTGAAACTAAGTTCTATTTCCCTAACTGAATCTTTTGTTAAGGATAGCTCTGCGTTAGCTAGATGCATAACATAAGGACCGGACCAAGTTCTAATATCATCTCCTACACCAAAAGATATGTAATACTTACTGGCAGGGTCATTCTCCTGGTCTTTCGTTGGATCTGCTAATAATGCTCTTTTCTTAGCTATCCTATTTTGACTGAGAGTAGTAACGGGGTGATCATTTAGAACAAAAAAGTCTGCTATCTCAGATGTTTCTACCATTTTCAAGACAGTAAAAACGCCTGCTCCCGGCTTTCCCTGATTAAAGTCTAGCTCAATGAAACCATGTCCCCTGCCTGGAGATAGTATCAGTAGTTTATTTCTGTCCTCAGTGGATAGATCGTCTAAAAACTTATTAAGACTTACTCTTGCTCTATTACTAGGAAAAAACAAACTATCCAAAACATCTCTGGATTTGGTTACAATCACATTGTAAGGGTAGGAACGCATACTACAGATCTACTATCTTTATTTGATCACCAATGTTTAACTGTTGGAAAGGATCTGAAATATTGTTAGTCCAGCATATCAACCAGTCCAGCGTTGGGGTTTCATAAAACAATTCTGAAATTTTATCAGCCCTATGTTCAAAACCAGGAGGAATTACTCCGATGGAGAAGTCTAACTCATCCAGGCTGTTAACAAACTCTTTAAATTTTAAAGAGTTAAGAGAAGAAGCAACCTCTTTGCCCCTATGTGTGGCTAGATTGTATCCTATCTTTAAATGATTTTTATAAGCTGGCAAGGTCATTCACTCCTTCGCTAGTCAAGCCGTTGTAGGGATCAAGCTCATTGTTAGATATAATAGACTCCCAGCCGGTAAGGTTATCTCCCGCTATGGGATCACCCGCGACGTAGTCCCCATAGTCTCCAGTTCTAGACTCAACAAGATTCATAACAACTTGAATTCTTTTAGGAGTTAGCGTCTGAACCTCGTAGCCTGCCTCCTCAATCACGCTTATGGAGTAATCCTCCACTAGACACGGAATATTAGAATACATTGCCCCTTGTGTGAGTCTAACGATAGGAGGGCCATATGTTGTGTTATCTGATCTGTTGAGAACAGAGCCTCTGATTAAATTTAACCAGACTTGAATAAGGTCAAGATATTCATTAACCTGTCCGTAGTCAGTTTCAACAAAACGGTCCAGATCATTAGGCGCACTAAGATCAATCTCGAAGAGATCATCCCCAGTTACTAGGCCACCAGCCCCTAGACCATTTGATGTGGAAAATGTCTTTTCATCGGCG